AAGTAATTTTGCAGTACAAGAAGTTACTAGAAATATTGGATGCAGAGATGGTGGTAGTATTCAAGAGATTGGTGGTGATGTTATATTCTTAGCACCAGATGGTTTAAGAACTATTGCTGGTACAGCTAGAATTGGTGACGTTGAGCTAGGCTCTATCTCTAGACAAATACAGTCTAGAATTGATGATATAGGATTAAATAGAATATCGTCTTTAGTTATTAGAGATAAATCACAGTATAGATTATTTTATCCTACTACTACTGGCCCACAAGGTTCATCAAAAGGAATTGTAGGAGTATTAAAAAATAATCCTAATACAGGATCTATTGGCTTTGAATATTCAGACATGATAGGTATTAAACCAGCATGTACAGATTCAGATTTTATTAGTGGAGTAGAAACACAAGTATTTGGTGGATTTGATGGTTTTTTATACAAAATGGAAACTGGTAATACATTTGCTAATGGCTCTACTAATGAAACTATATTAGCAGTATTTAGATCTCCAGATATGGTAATGGGAGATCCAGGTGTTAGAAAATACATGCAAAGAGTTAATCTAAACTACGAAGGAGAAGGCACAGCTATTACAGCAGACCTTGCAGTTAGATATGACTACGATGATCAAAATACACCACAACCAGATAAAATATCAATATCATCAGGTGGAGGTGCAGCAGTTTATGGAGTTGCCCAATACAACAATGCAACATATGATGCATCAGGTATACCTTTAATCAGACAATCTGTAGAAGGATCTGGATTTGCAGTTGCATTAAAAATAGATGATCAAAGTAGTTCAGATGCCTTTTCAATAAAAGGTTTTCAACTAGAATTTACCCCAGGAGGAAGAAGATAATGGCAGGCTATTCAGCACGACAAGCAACATACACATCAGGCGATACTATAACGGCTGCTCATTCTAATGATGAGTTTAACCAGTTATTAGCCGCATTTAACGCATCTACAGGTCATACACACGATGGCACTGCAGGTGATGGCGGCCCTGTAACTACTCTTAGAGATAGTGATGCTTTAAACAAAATACTTGTAGATACAACAAATAATCATTTAGAATTTTATGTTGAAGTATCTTCAGCAGCAGTACAACAATTAAGAATACAAGATGGTGCTATTGTACCTATTACAGATAATGATATAGACTTAGGAACTTCCTCTCTTGAGTTTAAAGATTTATTTATAGATGGTACAGCTAATGTTGATGCTATTAATTTAAATGGTACACTTATTACTTCAACTGCAGCAGAACTAAATATATTAGATGGGGTAACAGCTACAGCAGCAGAACTTAATATATTAGATGGCGTAACTTCTACTGCGGCAGAACTTAATATTCTCGATGGTGTAACTGCAACTGCAGCAGAATTAAATATTATGGATGGAGTAACATCCACAACTGCTGAGTTAAATATATTAGATGGGGTTACATCAACAGCAGCAGAACTAAATTTAGTTGATGGTATTACAGCAGGAACTGTAAGTGCATCTAAAGCAGTAATAGTAGATTCTAATAAAGATTTAACTGGGCTTAGAAACTTAACTATCTCTGGAGATCTTACAGTATCTGGTGATGATATTACTATGGGTACAAACACTGCAGGTAATTTATTAATTGCAGATGGTACAAACTTTAATTCAGTAGCAGTAGGATCATTATCAGAAATATCTACAGTGGCTAATGATGACGTATTCTTAGCAGTTGATACTTCAGGTGGTGGTCTTAAAAAAATTGCAAGATCAGCAGTAGTAGCAGGACTTGCTACCTCAGGTGCTATATCAAATGTTGTAGAAGATAGTACACCTCAACTAGGTGGTGATTTAGATGTTAATGGTAATGGTTTAGTATCTACATCAAATGGTAATATTGCTTTAACACCTAATGGAAGTGGAGTTGTTAGAATTGATGGATCTAGTGGTATTGATATGCAATCAGGGTCTATATCAATTAAAAACTCTGGTGCTCAATCTTATATTGATTTTTATTGTGAGTCATCAAATGCTCACTATGCTAGATTACAAGCACCTGCTCACTCAGCATTTTCTGGTAATATAACATTAACTTTACCAGCTACTACTGACACTGTTACAGGTATAGCAGCTACACAGACTTTAACAAACAAAACTTTAACATCACCTAAGATAAATGAAAATGTAGCAGTAACTTCTACTGCTACAGAATTAAACTTATTAGATGGTATTACTGCTGGTACAGTATCTGCTTCATTAGCAGTTATAGCTGATTCAAATAAAGATATATCAGGATTTAGAAATGTAACTTTAACAGGTGAATTAGATGCAGGATCATTAGATATTAGTGGAGATGCAGATATTGATGGTACATTAGAAGCAGATGCTATTACAATTAATGGTACAACTTTAGCAGAAACTATATCAGATACTGTTGGAGCAATGGTAGGATCAAATACTGAAACTGGTATTGCTGTAACTTATGATGACTCAGATAATACATTAGATTTTGTAATATCAGCTCTACCATTAAGTAGTATAGATATTGATGGTGGTACAGATATTGGTGCAGATTTAACTACATCAGATTTAATTATAGTAGATGATGGTGCAGGTGGAACTAACAGAAAAGCTGCATTATCAAGAGTAGTAACATTAATGACAGCACAAGGGTTTACTACAGATGACCCTACAGCTTTAGCTATTGCACTCGGCTAGAAAATAAACATTGACTTTTTTTAAAACAACGATATAATATTATAAAGTAAATAGGAGGAAATAAATGGCAAATACTTTTAAGGTAGTAACCTTTGCAGCAGAACCTGCTTCAGCTGGCACGCCATATACAGTGTATACAACACCAGGAAGCACAACTACAGTTGTGATTGGTTTAGTATTAGCTAATATAAATACTACTGCAGTTACTGCAGAAGTAGAGCTAGTAAGTGATACATCTGGTGGTGGTAGAGCAGCTACAAATGGTACATCATTCTTAGTTAAAGATGTAACTATTCCTGCAGGATCTTCACTTGAGATTTTATCTGGTGGTAAGGTTATATTAGAAACAACAGATGCAATTAGAATTGATTGCTCAGTTGCAGATAAACTATCAGGCACACTGTCTATAATGGAGATAACGTAAGATGCCCTATATTGGAAATCAACCAGCAGAACAGTTTACTTCATTTGCTACTCAAGAGTTTTCTACGAGTGCAACTACCTCCTATACTCTAGATCATGCAGTAACAAATGAAAATGAGATAGCATTATTTATTAATAACGTAAGACAACAACCTGGATCTGGTAAAGCATATACTGCTACAGGTACAGCATTGACACTATCCGCAGCTACGGCTTCGACAGATACGATGTACTGTGTATTTCTAGGAAGAGCATTGCAAACTGTAACGCCTGCAACTAATAGTATTACAGCTGCTATGGTTGGTAATGATTTAATATCTGGTAAGGATGCACTAGCTTCTGAGCCAGCAGATACTGATGAGTTCTTGGTTTCAGATGCTGGTACATTAAAAAGAATTGACTACTCACTTATTAAAGGTGGTGGAATTACCGAAGCAGATCAATGGAGATTAACAACAAATTTTACAGGGGCTGCTGAATCAGGAATACAATCAAATTTAGAAAGAGTTGATACAGATGGTTTGGGATATTTAGGAACAGGAATGTCTCAAAGTTCTGGAGTATTTACTTTTCCATCAACAGGTTATTGGTATGTAACTTATAATGTAAATTCTACTTTAAATGGAGATGACAGAGCAGTAAGTTCTTATATTGAAACCACAACTGATAACAGTAGTTATAGTAGTGCTGCAACAGGAAATAGTTTTATAAAACAAACTTCTAGTTCAGTAACTTACACATCTGCACACAGTAGTATAATATTTGATTGCACAAACACATCAACACATAAAGTAAGATTTAGTATTTCAAATGTAAATTCATCAACTTCAACTGATGGCTCAACAGATAGAAATTCAACATACATGACGTTCATTCGTCTGGGAGATACGTAAAATGACAGATCAAGAATACTTATCATTAGCTTTAGCAAAAATGCATACTGGTCAATGGTTTGGTTGGAAAAAAGAATGGACAGGCTCACACAGAATGTCTTATGAAAATATTATTATTTTAGATAATACAAAATCAAAACCTACTGAAGATGAAGTAAATGCTAAGATACAAGAACTAAAGGATGCTGAAACAGCAGCAACAAATAAAAAAGCATCAGGTAAACAAAAGTTAAAAGACTTAGGTCTTGATGATGATGAGATCAAAGCATTAATGGGAGCCTAACCCATGGCACTCTCTAAGGTTGATTTCAATAGCATGAATGTAACGCCTTCAGCAAGCAAGGCGATTAAGTTTAATTCAAGCAACAATGGTCTAGAGACAGGGGATCTTGGTGGGAGTTTGGTATTGATATCGGAGCAGACTGCTAGTTCTAGCTCTGCTATAAGTTTTACTTCAGGGATAGATTCTACTTACAAAGAATACGTTTTTAAATTTATAGATATACATCCTAGTGCAGATAATATTAATTTTACATTTAATATGAGTGTAGATAGTGGTTCAAATTATAATGTAGCAAAGACCACAACATTTTTTGAAGCTTACCATAAAGAAGATGGCTCTGATCAATATTTAGCCATAGCAGATGGTAGAGATTTAGCACAAGGCACAGGGTTTCAACAACTAAATGGTGCTGGTGTACAAAATGAAAATGATGGTAGTATAAGTGGTTATTTACAAATATTTAATCCATCATCTACAACATTTGTAAAACATTTTATATCTTCTTCTTCGTGTAATGCTCACAATAATCATTACGCTTGGAATTCTTTTATGGCTGGTTATGGAAATACTACAAGTGCTGTAGATGCAGTACAGTTTAAAATGTCTAGTGGCAACATAGATGCTGGAACAATAAAAATGTATGGAGTATCATAGTGGCCCTTACAAAATTTAATTATAATAGTTTTGATCTAACAACTGCAGCTAGCAAAGGTCTTGCATTTAATTCTAGTGCTAATGGTTTTGAAACTGCTGCTGATGGTAGCATGACTTTAATTAAGACTATTACAGCTTCTAACGCTTCAACCACTTCTTTTGTAGATGGATCATCATCAGTTGTTTTTGACAATACTTATCCAGTTTATGTTATAAAATTAATTAATATTCATAACGACACAAGTGATAAATATTTACAATTTAATTTTAGTGCAGATACTGGGTCTAATTATAACGTAACTAAAACAACAACTGGTTTTAATGCTTATCATAAAGAAGATGGAGCAGCTCAAGCGTTACAATATGAAGCTAGCATTGACTTAGCACAAGGTACAGGTGCACAAAGATTAACTGCTGGGCAACATAACGCAGCAGATACAGGACATTCTGGAACAATTTATATATTTAACCCATCCTCAACTACATTTGTAAAACATTTTATGACAGATATAAGCACAACAGGATATGATGGAACAAATGAATATAATTATCATTCATTTATTGCAGGATATTGTAATACTACTTCAGCTGTAGATGCTGTACAGTTTTCTATAAATTCTGGAACACATGATGGTACATTTAAACTCTACGGAATAAAGGATAGTTAATGGCACTTAATAAATTAAAATTTAATAGTTTAAATGTAACACCAACAGCAGGTAAGACAGTTGGATTTAATTCTAGTGCTAATGGATTAGAAGCTACTTTTAGTGGTGGTGCTATGACATTTATTAAAAAGCTAACTGCTAGTTCTAGTAGTACATTATCATTTGTAGATGGTAGTAGTAGTGTTATATTAGACAATACCTACAAAGAATATATATTTTTATTAAATAATATTCACCCAGCAACTGATGGTGTTAATACCACATTTCAAGGTTCTACAGATGGAGGTTCAAATTACAATACTGTTATGACATCTACATTTTTTAGAGCTGCACATGATGAAGCAGATAGTGTTGTTTCTAGTATTGTTTATGGTACTCCACAAGATCAAGCACAAGGAACAGCATTTCAAATTTTAAATTATCAAACAGGAAATGATAACGATCAATCTGCAACAGGGATATTACGTTTATTTAACCCATCAAGTACTACTTTTGTAAAACATTTTATTTATATTGGTCAAGATGCTGGTTATTCTAATATATCAAATCAAAGATTTGTTGCAGGTTATTTTAATACAACATCTGCTATTAATGCAGTGCAATTTAAAATGGGTTCAGGAAACATAGATGCAGGAACAATAACATTATACGGAATTAATTAAGGAGAAACAATGTACATAGGAAAAACACCCACAGTAGGTAACTTCCAAGTCTGTGATGCGATATCAGTTGTAAACGGACAGGCAGCTTATACCCTACAAGTAGGAGGCACAAATGTTGCCCCAGAATCAGCTAATCATATGCTGGTGTCACTCAATGGAATTTTACAAAAACCAGGATCATCCTTTACAATCTCAGGTAGCACTATGACCTTCGCCTCGAATCTGGCGACAGGGGACGTG